AAAAAAAAAAAAAAAAAAAAAAAAAAAAAAAAAAATTTTAAAAAAAAAAAAAAAAAAAACCCCCCATAAAAAAAAGGGGGGGATTTTTTTTGTTACGGCTGTAAACCTGTTATTTTAGTATACTCTTCTGCGGTCAGGCCTTTTTTCTTGCCAATCAAATTATGTAACTGTGTGGCGTCAAGGTAGCCTTTCTCGTAATATTCTTTCCATTTATAGAAATTCTTACTCATTGTTTAATTACTCCTCCTCGACCAAAGTTGTTAAATAATCAATTTTAGCTTGATTAGCTAACGCAATCTCTCTTGCGGTAGGCTTAGATAAATTTACGATAATTGCCGTTCCACTTTTCATCTCTTGAGAGCCATTCGCGGGATTTAAAGCGCTGTATTGATAAGAAAATTTCTTCTGAACTCCGTTCAAAACTGAAAAATCTTTTAAAATCTTCACTTCTTCATTCTCTTCATTTAAAAGAGATATTTTTTTTGCATCTGAAAACGCTTCTTCGACTTCCTCTAAAGAAACATCCCCTTCTTTAAGCACAATCTCTAAATCGTTATCTCCAATAGAACGAAAACTATCATGTGTCATCAATTCCAAAGCCACATCATTAACTTTAACTCTCATTTTCAAACTCCTTTTATTATATTTTTATGCTTGGTACCAGTCCCAAACTTTTTTCCAGTCAGAGAAATAGCCTCCGTTTTGATTAAACGGGCATTGCCTCATAAAAATTTGTCCATAGAATCCAATAGCCATTTGAACACCGTAATAAACTTTCATATTGCGGCCGTTCTGCAAAGTTGCTTCTTTATCCATAACAGCGGAAAAACCTATGATTAAGAAAGCGTTGCCGCCCGCAACTTCTGTTAAACTATTACTAAAAGCATTTACTTCTAGCGAGTCAGTTCTAATTCTCATTATATATCCATTTGGATTATGGATATGGTCTAAGTTAATTTTATAATGGTCATGGTATCCATCATCATCTGGATTCAGCCATACGTCTTTTAGATAACCTTGCGGATTTACGTGTGAGTTAACCAAGAAGGTCGTCGCCGCGTCTACTAAGCTCTTTACCTTGCCTGTTTCGTTTGGAATAGGTTTATCGTAACCTAAAACGCTTTTAAAGTATTGATTAAGTGCCGCCACATTGTAAAACTCATTAGTTTGCTGAGGATTAGAGCCTCCAACAGAATAATTTACATTTACAGAAGTATTAATATTGGTTCCCCAAAGCTGTCCCATCCATACTCTTGTATTTTCATAGAACAAAACTAATTTGCTGATAACATTCTTAGTCCTCATCCCAAGACTGTTCATTATAGAAGGTAATCTTGCATATGAGTTATTAAACATATTTAAATCTTCTGATAAAACTAAACTTCTATCTGGAGCGACAATAGTTTCCTCTATTATTCCTCCATTTTTTTCTACGAATTTATTTTTTAGAGCCAAGTTATTAGCTTCCATCGCCGCCTTATCGACAGCATCTGTCTCTAAAGTTTTTAGCCTTTTCATAATAGTATGCGGCGCGCTCTTTGTAGTACCTACTACTGAACCCTCTTGATTAAGGAAATCCGCTTCACTGAAATCACCGAGAACCTGTTTTAATGAATAAACGGGTCTTTCTCCAGTTCCACTAACTGTCCCATCTACGCTTTTTATAAAGACGTTTTTGTCGTCAACACCAAATTCAACAAAATCTCCCCAAGTTCTTCCGTCATTTTTTAAACTATAGAAACCTTTAGTTGTAAATTGGTCGCTCTCTGTTATTGTTTCTGACCGCGGAAACCAGATTGATTTTGGCTTTGCGCCTTTTATCTCGCTCTGTGGGACATTAAAAAATGCGTTATTTTTATCGTTAGATTTTCTAAAATCTACAAAAGCCGCAGGTAAAAGCATATTAGAGAAAAGATTTTTTAATTTCTTTTCTAAGAAAATAATTTCTCCCCAAGCCATTCTTTTTTCTCCTTTTCTTTATGATACGAACAATTCTCTTAAGAATCTTTCAATTTTTTTATATAAAACAATAGCTTCTATCCAATTCATGACTCAAAACTCTCCGTTATACTTGGATATTCACTTGCACCATCGTAAGTGATTTTTATCTTTTTTGTTTTAATCAACTCTTTTTGCCCCGCGTAAAAACGATATAAAAGCTGTTGAATACCTGTTTCTAAAGGACTATAATCAAAAATCTTAGTTACGACTTGATAATGTTCGGTATAATCAACGTCAATCTGTGGACAAAAATCTTGAGTTATAACGGTAATCTCGTCGAAAGCTGCTCCATCGACAGTTCCACCATGTATAGTTCCAAAAGAAACTTGAGATATAGTGCCAAATTTTAATTGCTGCTCTAGGTCTAAGCCATCAAGCATATCAATGTATTTCCCATCTGTTCCAAAGGGGATGAATTCAGAATATAAGCCGCCGTTCCTTTTTTGTTTTAAGCCTTTTAATCTAACCTTTTTTGCCATTTAACTCTCCTTTTACTCTATTAAAGAAAAATTAATAATTGTACTTGCGGGCGCGCCATTAGGGAAAGAAAGTTCTGATAAGATAATTCCATCGTCCGTTTCATAGATAAAAGTGCGGCCTATATAGATGTTCACTCTTGTTAAAATGTTATTCACCTTAAAACAAAAGTCTTGAAGCTTCATATAGTCCTTCTCTCCGATGGAAATTCCAAACTTAACTTTTCTACCCACTCCAATTTGAGTTGCTAAGTTCTGTCCCGCAGAAAATGGCCCAGTAAGTTGACCAAAAAAACCCGAAGTTCGTGCCATTATTTTTTCCTCTTTTCTCTCTTATTTATTTAGAAAAATATTAAGGGAGCATTTCAAAAAAATGCCCCCTTAATCAGAAAATTTTTTAAATGAAGATTCCCTCTGTTTCAACTTTAACAAGCCAAATTCCATTAGGTTTTATCTTAGAAGGGTCATTCCCATTTTCCGCAACTGGCTGCGCATCTATTGCTTTATAGTCTGTTTTATTGGCGGCGCACGTTGCTAAAAAGTTATTAGCATTTTCAGAAGAGGATAAGGAGTCTACTTTTTGCCAAGCTAAAGAGGGGTCAGCGGTATATAATCCGTTGTTAAGTCCCTCATAGTCATAAGCATAGGTTTCGGTAGTAACTAAATCTCCATTCTGTTGCCGCACAACAGCAAGCCAACCAGAACGGTTCTTTGTTGCTTCATCAACCTGCCCACCCGCGGTCTTGCCTATTCCATAAGGATATTTTGTTCTAACATCCGCAAGAGAACTAAAGAAGCCAAGTATATGATTACTACTTAATGTTGCACCAAGATTGTGCCAAGCATAGTTTTTAGTCTCTTGAGTTTTTGGATTTGTGTAAGGCAACATGAAATACTTTGCAGGGTCATCTAAAAGCGCGTCTCGCTTAGATTTACTGCTGTACAATACGCACAGGTTGTCGCCGTTCATTCGGATAGCTTCAACTTTATTAATCGGATATTCACTTACTTTTAATTCATCTCCAATATTTCCTGTTGCGGGAGAGCCATCGGAATTTTTTTCACCAACGTTATAATTCACCTTAAGGAACTGGTCTGTATCTAAGTCTCCGTCACCTTCGACCCAAAGCTTATTAATAGTCTTAAACTTAAAAGGCTCATTTGTCAAGACACTATTTAAAACACTTTTATGATAATCTCCAGTAGAATCCTTATAATTCCAAGTGAATTCCATCTCTAAGTTATTATTTAACTTAACGCCTGTAACAGCGTAATATGGGCCAAAGTTAATACTTGTTCCATCATTATAAGTTAAAGTAATAACTTGAGTATCTTCATTCTTTTGGATATTAGAAATAAACTTAACGTGCTGCGGAATCTGCTCTAAGATATATCCATTTTCATCTGTTGTCGGATAACCGATAACATATCCTTTAGTATCTCTTTTTGCAATTCCACTCTCAAGTTGGATTCTGCTTCTATCATTATCTATCACAACTAAGCCAGAAGCATCTCTTTTCTTAGTATTATATTTAATGATAAAACTTTGTACGCCATTCTCGTTATCGAAGAATACTTCTTTTATGCTATTGACTTCTCCTAGATAAACAGAAGATCTCAAATCAGTATATTTAGCAAATAATCTACCGTCTTTAGACAGGCTTAAATTGTCTAACATTCGAATCGAAATCTGATTATCTGCGCCATATGTGTAATGGACGGTTAAAAGGTTTGCGGGGGTCGTCTTTATCTCAATAACTCTCCATTGCGCCGACCCATCTGTAAACTCATGTCCAATAGCAAAAGTAGAACAATCTACAGGTGCGGCTGCCGTCTGACCCGCCACAATACACAACAGCCCCAAACCTTCTGAAAGTCCTGCGCCCCGCGCGCCAACCCTATCATTCAAAGCATAGGAGTGACTTCTTTCTAATTCGTTCAATTCTGGAGAAGGATTCGTATTATCAGTGATTCTATCTACGACTCTTAGCCATCCAACGTGCTTTTCTTCACTGATTTCGCCTGTTTCTAAATTATTATAATTCTTAGTCTTATAATAAATAGAGAAGTTCTTATCGTCTGTGTGAGAGATATTTCCACTAGAATCCCTTGCTACTGTTTGAAGGAAGTCTGTCGTGGGGTCAATGCGCTGGCCGTCTGCCGCAACAATATGAGTGCTTACTTCACAAACATCCTGTCCATGAATACCGTTTGGAATCTGTAAATCGTAACTTTTGTAGAATGGATGCTCAAGTGATTCTGCTTTCTCTCTTACAAGACCGCGATAGTTCCAATAGGGTGAATCAGCAGAATGAGTAGCCTCCCAAGGAGTAGCCTTAACAAATCCTGGCTCAACGCGCCAAACGATTGAATCCGAAATGGAACTTGCTGTATCAACGACCTGCCGCGAAGTGTCCCATAAATAATGCTCACTATTGAACTTATAATAAACGCCCTCCTCTCCAACAGAAGGCAATGAAGTAACTTCCTTTATAACTGCGCCATATGGCTTAACTGTTCGAGCCGAGTACTCAAAAACAGTGATTGGGAAATCAAATCCAATATAAGTTTGTTTTACGTCTCCAGTAATTTCATCCAAGACATTACAAAAGCCATACTTAATAGTATCGTTGTATTTTGTATTATCTATTTTTCCGAGAGTTCTTTTAGCTATTGCTTCTGTTTTTAGTCCATCTGTACTATTTTGATAAGTAGAAACAAAAGTAGTCCAATCTTGAAGTGAAAGGTGTGGCGCGCGTCCGTCTGGGCCAACTATCCGACCGACATACTCTGCCCCGCCGCCTGGGGACTTACAGAAATTGAAGAACTCTTGTTCGAACAAGTCCTCTCCGTCAGCGTCAACCTTTCTTGAAATATATTCAATCTCAATCTTAACAGGTGTTCCCGCAATTAACTTATATTTGTACTCATAAAATTTTGGTACGTTAGCCAAGAGAGAAAGAGAACCTGCGGCGGGCGGTGCTACTCCCCCTCCCCCGCTCTGATAAAAGACTCCCTCTTCACCATAAAGAGTTTTCTTTTCAGTATCTCCTCTTGTTAAAGTTGTCTTATTATTGTTGAGAGCAAAATTTTGTTGATAATTAAGCCCCCTTCGATAAATAATTCCGTTTTCTCTACTAGCTTTATTAGGCGTGTCGATTATAACATATTCATGATAGCTTGCGCCCGTGTAGCTGCCCCCCTGTTGGAAGGCCGCCACCATTTTTTGAATACTGTCAAAGCGCGCAACTAAATGATATGTTCTACCTTCTTTGCCGCCATAAAAACTATATCCCATTTAAGCCTCCTTTTAGCTATTGTCCCAAGCGTAATCTAAGATAAAGTCTTTAACATTTTCATCTCGGCTTCCGTTTGGGGCAAGCACTCCTACAAAACTGATTTTTACTCCGTTGTTAACTTCATAAATACCGCTTCTGCCTATTCTAATTGGCTCATGATTAACGCACAATAAAGAGCCTGGCTGTGACTGAACTCCAATCTTATCAGAGCCTATTGGTAGAATATTTTTTATGACACATAAGTCTCCCTTATCATCGAAGTTTAAGGTTGAACTATTAAGAGTATCTCTAAAGCCATAAATATAATCATAACTAACTTTCTTCATCTCAAAAGCTAAAAACTTGTATGGGTTATTTGGTGTAAAAACAACTTCAAAGCTTTTTTCTGGCTCGTTGACTAGCTCTTTATAAGGTTCTACTGAAAACTTGCTCTCTACTGTCTGATACGTTCCATCTGTATGAACTCCAGTTGAAGTTCCAGTATCTTTATATAAGATAAGAGAGAAGTCCATATTATTAGGGTCTTCCCAAGTAGTGACGACGCCTAGGGTATTCTGATAAGTTCTCTCTGGGATTCTTTTTACTGTAAATCTTAGGTAGTATGTGTTCTTTGGAAGAAAAACACCTCCATTACCTAGCGGAGTAATAGCAAAATCTTTAAATCCGCGAGAATAGCCTTGCGTATAAACAAAAGAAGGCGAAAACGGAACGTCTTCCATGTATGTTTGAGAACCTGCCCCGCCTTTCTTTCTAATTTGTCCAATTTGTAAAGCCATTAATTCTCCTTTCCTTTATTATAATTTCGAAACACATTTTGTTGCTGAAATAGACATCATAGAATTAATGTCAAGAGGAAGAGAAATTGAGTTAATCATATAATCTCCGTTCACACCCGCAGCATTATCCGCAACAGTCACTCTAGTATTAGGCTCTAAATAAAAGATAGGTAGTGCGCTAATAGAAATCTGCTCGCCCATGTTGGTATTCTGATAAAGTAATGTCTTTATTTTTTCAAAACAAGAGTTCTGATATCCGCCAATAGAAAAAAGATTAAATATGTCTCCCTTAACTTGAATCCAATCTTGCCCAGCTTCATCACACTCTTGTCGCATATTTGCTAAGTAATATTGTTCTGTCAAAGAGATTTCTTCTTGTTCATTTACGGCGGTCGCCTTTATCAAGTTCAGTTGGTCGGCCGTCAGAGTCCGCTGTATATCTTCTAAATTAGATTTATCTATATCTTTGCAAATGAAAACGATATCTGGAATATCATCTTCAAAAACACAGTTTATTTTCTCATCTAAGAGAGATATGCTTCGCCGCCCAATGTTCTTAACACTATATTTACCTATTCCCGCAACGTCATCTATTATATCTAGGAAAAAGTCTACTCTACTAGGATTTTTCCTTACATTATCTTTGAATTTTTGTTCTTGTAAATCATACAATTTTGCCCACTCATTAATCAATTCAACGAAATAATAGTTTGAGTTCGTTGCCGTACCAAGAGCCTCTAAACCTTGGTAATACAACTCTTCGCGCCAGTCTTTAGTATAAATAGGAGTTCCGCCCTCTTTTATCTTGGCCTTTAATATTTGGTCTTTATCTATATAAAATTCTGCGCGATGCATTCCATAACATTTTCTTCCATCAATTTGTTTCAGTTGCGGGCGCGCATCAATAGCTAAATGATAACGGATTGGAGTCTGACTTCCATCAAGACTCTTCTTCACTCCCCAGACAACAAAATCATTTTTTATATTTCCAAAGCGCGGCGCATTAGAACACGTCTCTATCAATTGAGTTCCGTCAAAAGTGTAAACAGACTTGCTCGCCGCAAGGTCAATTTCATAATTCTCGTCTTGACTTGCTTTTGCCAAAATTGAAGAAGTGTAGGTAGTGTTTAAATAGTTCTTTATCTCTTGAAAATGAAATCTTCCAAAAACATCATAGAAATATTCAAAGTTACCAAGCGCGGACACTATCTTGTCCAATACGCTCGTTACAGTTTCGCCCGCGTTGCTAATCAGTTCGCCAGGGTAAGTGAAGTCTGTATAGACAAAACCTATATTCTCTCCTTTTTCTATTATCTTTATCATATTGGCGTTGCCATTGACCTTACCAAGTGCTTCATCGTATTTCAGATAAAGATTCTTTTCAAATTGAGTGTCAACATAATACAAGTTAGAGTTTCCATTATATTGTAAAACCTGTTTAACTCTTTCTGGTAAATCTTCAATGATAATATTAGGAAGAGACTCTTCTCCGAAGTGATTAACTGCCTCTTGTATTATTTGTCTCATTGTTGGATAAGTAATCAAGAGAGAGCCATCTTCCTTTTCGCGCTCGCGCTTGTGGAATTGAACTGCGGCGGGCAGCACTCCACCCGCATCACCATTCAGTAGACACATCTTATCCTTTAGTGTCAACGAAATCTGGACTCCATTAACGGAGTGAGTTATATTCGGGTCAAAAATGACATATATGCCAAGTGGAAACCAGACTGTATCGCCATAAAGTTCTGTATAATTTAATTCATGATATTGAACAGTCCCCGCGCGCCCATCTAAAGTTTCATAAGTATATGGAGAAACTTTATTCTTTATTCCCAACTCAATTCTAATCTTTCTATTGATAGAAAAGAGCGTGTTGATTTGAGTTAAATCATTCTCATACTCTTCTGCAAAAAGAGTTATATTACAGGTTCTCCGAAGAGAAGAGGCGCCATTTAAATTGATGGCGCCAGAGATTACTTTCCCTTGAATTTCTTGTATATCTTCTTCTCCCCAAGACAAAGCTGTTATTCGAACGGCCTGCTCTTTTATCGGCAGACTGTCTATAGCTTTTAAGAAGCGAGTATCTTTTAAAAAAGCATAAGAATTCAATTAATATACCCCCTTTACAGTTTGAAATAAACATTCCAAAATGCCACCACCTTTTTTTGTAATTCAAAAACCCCCCCCGCCCCCATTTTTCTTGGCTTCGCGCCAGTCGCCTTTGTAGAACATATAAATCTTGCCCGCCGCAGAATAAAAATCATAGTTTGCGGGATTGCGCGGCTTGCTATTCTTTTTATGTTTTGTCTCAAACTCTGCTTGGCCGCCCGCATAAATGTATCTCACATCTATCTTTTGGCCGCCAAAAATTAGAGATTCTATTGAAGCGGAATTGTCATCTACAGACTCTCGACCAGACTCGATAAACAAAAGTCCAGTTTCATCCACTTCTACTCTCATAACTTCTTCGGAAGCACTCGTTTTAACAAAAGCAAAAACTCCTGGCTCTGTGTCTATCTCTGCCGAAAAGAAAGCATTAATATTGGTGTAATAGGTCGGGTATCGCAAATAATATCTATACCAAAGAATATTTGCAACATCATTTTCAGCATTGTTTGGCGCGAACACCTTTGCAACTTGAGTATTAATATTCTTATAGATTTTCACAACGGGAACATCTTTCAAGCTATTACTCTTAGAGATATTTATTAAATAGTCGATTGTCATTTTTGTGTCTCTTGCAGGAATAATTGTCCACCCAGACCCAATATAGACATTTTCGCCTTTTAATTCGTAAATATTGTTAGGTCTTTGGACAAGGATAGTTTTGTCATTAACGTAAAAGAGCCATCCTAAAACAAGTTCTGTATCCGCGGAGATAGGTTCGTCTTCATTTAGAGGAATTAAATTCTCTCCTTCTTTCTTAATCAGATAAGGTTCAGATTCAATTTCCATTCGAAGGTAAGATAAGAAGAAGTCATCTACTTGGACTTTATCTATTGTTTTACCAAAAGAATACTTCTCTTTGATTAAATCTAAAACATTCTTGCCGCCATAGAAAGGTTTTTCGAAACTGTTTAATTGTCCAATGCGGCTCTCTCCAAAAACGATGTTTGGATTGTATCTTCCTATGTTCTGAATCCCATATTTATCATAGTTTAAAACGGAATCTTCGTCAATCTCAACAAAAGTAGCAGAAAAACTATATATCAATCTTCCTAACTCTTGTTTCGGCGTAAGGGTCACAGACATTAGTTTTACTAACAGATTCCCCTCTTGTAATGACTTAAAGAGTTTTACTTTGTTATTATATAAGAATTTTTCAACTAACTGTCTAAAATTTCTCTCTTTTGTGTAATCGTATTCATTTACAAACTCTTCAATTCTATGACGAGTCTCCATATGTCTATTTGCTATTTCTTGGAATCCATAATACATGCCCGCATCAGAAGTAAAGAGATGTGCCTCATCCATGAAAGCTGTGATAAGTCCAGTACCTTGGAAGGTTCGATAATACATATTTCCGTTTCGCCGTACAAAAGGATATTGAGAACCTATCGTATCAGTTTTATTCTCTGCTATTACTGTAGACATTTGAGAAATTTGAAAATCATATTTCATCTTTAGCTGGAGTGCGCCCCCTAGACTTTCTCCTCTTTCAACTAAGAAAGCATTTTCAAACTCTCCCATCTCTTGAGTACTAGTCTTTAAGATTCCGCGACGGCCTCTTCCATCTCGAATTTGCGCGCCATATTGGTAGTATACTCCAGACTCTATCGTAAAGTCCGCAAAATCCCACTCAAGAACATGATTAGAGAAGGTTTTATTTGCCACATCTTCCCACACTCTGAAATTAGTTTTTGAGGACGTTCGCCGCAAAGTCACGTTCAAGTGAACTAACTGGCTATCTGCTCCACGAACCTTTACCATTGCATACCCTTCTTCTTCGTCAATAGACAACTCTACTGTGCCAGGGAACGGGTCTGACGCATATGCTGCAACCGTAAAGGCCTGATGCTGTTTTGCTATATAGCCATTCTTACTTTCTGCTTCAATCAAGAGATAATAAGCACTTCCGCTCTTCATTTTATAGGCGAAACTATGCTCGATACGAATTGCGCCATTAGATTCAAGAGGAATGAAATCATAGTTACTATAATTTTTTTCCCCACTATCTGCTATTGGCTCATCGCCTTCTTGATATGGCTGCTTAAAAAGTCTCATTCTCCACTTTTTTAAGAACTCTCCACTCTCGTTAGCAGTATATAAGAAAGCAAAAGTAGCATCTTCTGAAGAAGTAGTAACAAGAGCCGACTCATCTTCTGAAATTTCTTCTACATTAAAATCTGGAAGCGACAGGATTGGCCTTGCGATTCCTTTTATTAAGCAAACCGTTGACCATTCCGAAAATTGAGTTAAATGGCTATTGAAGTAGGCGGCGTCCGCATTGAATCCGCTTTCTTGGATAGAAGTGTCGGTGCTGAAACGAATCTGCACCTTGTAAATAACTCCGCGCCGAAACGACCCAGTAATCAAATCACTTCCATTCAATTCAACGTAATATCGGTAAGGTGTCGCCGCGATGACTGGATTGTCTCGCTGCGTTACCTCATTGTAACCAGAAATTTTTATTTTAGAAGGATAAGCACTAGTGTTTAAAGCATTGTTGTTATTTTCTTGATATTTAACTGTTATATGAACATTTTTTATATCAGCTTTTGAGTTTAAATCAGAAATACCGAAGTAGATTCTAACAGTCTTATCAGTGTAAGCAAAAGCAGGCATTGAGTATTCAATTATCGGCGGGTAGAGTGCCATTATCTTTTTCACTTCCCTTCTTTTTTTCTTTGTCCTTTTTCTTAATGTCCGATGGCGCCACTTTAGGCAAGGCTTTTATCTCATTCACTAAGTCTTCAACAAAACTATTTCCGTTTTCTTTTACATAATGCTGATACCGCCTGTTAATGCAATCTAAACTATAAGTATCAATTTCCCCCAGCTTATTGCAGAAATAGTTATGCTCTCTTGTAATCCAAGCTTTTATATCATCTCTGTCTGATTCAAGAAGAAGCTTTATGTTTTCGTTTGCGGCCTCTATTTCTTTTTGCAGGAAATCATTTCTTTCGTCCATTCTTTTTATATAAAGTTCTCTTTCCTGCAAAGCCACATCTAACTTTTTATTTATTAAATCTCTTTCTTCTGCGGCCTTCTGTTCAAGTTTAGCTATAGCGTCGTCTTTATTTACCCATGAATGGGCTTCTTTTTGAATCCAGTCTCTAGCCTCGCTTAACTGTTTAATCGCGAAAAAGAATAAAACGCCAAAAAGTAGAATTTCTTGTACAGAATACTTAACTAAAAAGTGTTCCATTTCTTAATCCTCTCTTTCTGTTGGAGAATCGCTTAAGGTTGTGACTTCCTCCTCTGCATTATTAAGAGATGCTTGATTAACAGCCGCAAAATAAGTCTTTTCAGCAGCCCCATACAAGTCTTTTAAAATATAATAAGCGAGTGAAATTGGAAGCCCGCTTTGATTTAATACACCTAAAAGGCGTTGCCTAGTTTGTTCACTAAGCAACGCCAACTGGCTGTCATAATTTCGTAAATCCTTTTCTTCCTTCATCTCTTTTCCTCTCTTTTTATGTTATTAAACTGTAATCCAGTCTAAAACTCCATCAACGAAATCTTGCACTGGGTCATAATAAGCCATGACAAAAAGTGTTGATTTCTTAGTCTTTATGCTACCCCCTGGGACAACAACTTCAATACTTTCGCGCTCTACGTGGATATCATCTTCGGGACTGCCGCCGCCATCTACTCTTTTTACATAAGAGAATGTCTTTTTCTTTTGAGACAATTTAACATCATTTACAATTCGAATGGACTGCCACTTGACTGTTTTTCCTTGGAAGGTCAAGCCCTCTTGAACATTCAAAGTTCCAACAACTAAATCTTTAATATAGGTTGGCAAGGCTTTTCCATCTACACTAGTTCTGTTACCTGTCAAAAAGCTTCCAGAAGAATTGAGTCTTGTTCCACCCAATTGAACTTCTCCTGCGGCGTGATTAAAAGCACTTGCGGTAACTGTATTTCCACCAAGAGACCCATTTCCAAAAGTGAATCCCGCGTTTGTCCATTTATTTACGCCCGCGCCAAAAGAGAAAATGTTTGCGGCGGTCACGTGACTAAAATTAGCCTCGCCTCCACTGCTAATGCTCCATCCCGTGCCACCAACAGAGCCATTGGAAGTTAAGTACATCTGTCCACCAGTCAGTCTGTCTGAACCGATTTCCCATCCACCAATCTTTCCACTGTTGAAATATGCGCGGCCATCAGATTGGATTTTCCAACCCGACCCTGCGCCATAGTGAGCCTCAATAGACCCACTAGACTTTATGCGGATGCCGTCCGCGGACAATTCATTAGAGCTGATTCTCCATCCTGCGATGCTACCTTTTCCATTTGCAATTAAATTATTGAAGGTGGCGTTTCCGTTACTTTCAATAGACCAAGAATTATTACCGCCTGCATCAACTGAAATAGAGCCGCGCGAGTTGATTTCTATGCCATCTGCGGTCAGGGCATTTCTATCAATGCTCCATCCACCAATACTGCCGCCGCCACGAGCAATAAGATTACGAGCCACGAGATTACCCTCTCTGTCCACGGCGAATTTTTGTCCAAGGCGGATGCCGTTAGTCCCAAGATAGACAGAAGAGCCCAAGCCCCCGATATTATAATCAGTACTACTCCCCAAATTACTCGCATCAAAGCTTGTTGCATTATATCCAATATATGACTCATTGTTATCTCCATTTATTATCCAGTGTCTCTGTCCGCTTAATCGACCTACTCTAACTGCGCCGCCCGCAGAACTATCGACTTCAATACTACTTCCTATTGATAATCCATTTGAACTTAGATAAAAACCTGTGCTTCTACTGCCAAGAGTATTATGTGAATTGGAATAGAAGATTCCTTCGCCTTCTGAAATTAAGTGAAGAGAGTTATTTTTACTTGCCAATTCAGTGTCGGTAATACGCCAGCCCGCAATGTCTCCACCGCCTGCCACATGAATCGAACCGTCTGGATTAACGCTGAACCTATCACTTCCGAAAACAATTTTTGGAGTGCTGAAATCAATTAGCATTCCAGTTCCAGAGTGATTATTACTATCAAAACGATAATTTCCAGATTGAATATTGGCTGTTCCATCACTTGGTCTAATCTGAATTTGATTCTTACCAGAAATTCCAAAAAAAGCATCTCCAGTATGAGCGTCTAAGAAGATACTTCTCTCTCCTTTGTGATAGCCGAACAAGCCTTCATTCTTTTGTCCAGAACTCTCATCCATAGATTTACCGAGGGTAATTCCAGTAAAGCTATTATCATTTTCTTTATGACCCGCGCCAATCTGCGGCGCTAGTATGTATTTATTGCCCTGTTGATTGATTTTTATGGAGTTTCCATCCCAACTGTTTAAAGCCGAAAGTCCATAACGATTTAAATAGAAATCAACAGAAATAATGACTTTATATTGTCGATACTGAACTTTTATAAAGTTATTTAAGTTTGTGCCATCATACTTATCTGGCGGCGAGATTGTAGCCTCTTGCCCCCATTTGACTTGCCCGCTCCAACTGTCCTGCCATCTTACTTCGTTTCCTGCTATTGGAACTTCTTTTCCAAGAAAATCATAAAGCTTAAAAACAAAAGGATGAGGATTAAAAGTACTTCTCGTTCCATCACTTTCAAACATACAGTGATTATATCCTTTTGTTACAAGAGGGGTATTATTATCGGGAGAGTAAGAAACATTAATAGGATAACCCGCATAATAGGTTTTCACGTCTTGAAGAAGAGTATTCGTAGAAATTCCAACTTGAATAGTTGATGCGCACTCCATTTCCCCAGGACTTATATTGATATTCCCACCGCCATCAATAGAGAGTTTGTGATAAGAATTGATGCGACCGCTGTTCACAACAGACCAATCTAATCGGACGTGTCCATCTAGGAATGGGCCGTTTACTTGGTCATAAACTGGAGTAGTATCGCCGCCCCAGATTTGAGCCTTTAGCGCGGAGACGTGCGGTGAACGAAAATCTAAGCTTCCATCACCTTGAATTTTATATCCTCTCAATAGGTTGTTCAGAATGAAAATCTTGTCTACGGCGGCGTCCTTTGGTACGATTCTTGCTACATACTTAGTTCCATTCGTACCAATTTCACCTTCTTTTGTGAAAGTGAAATCTGTTTTTTCAGTAAGCGTTTTTCCTTTGTATATGACTTCTAATTTTATCTCATTTGAAGTTCGTTCCGCATCAAATCTATTAAAGATATTATACTCAAAAACAGGCGTGTTCTTTAAAACATATCTCTGAACTGTATTATTACCCGCGGGATTTAAAATTTCTTCGCTTTCATAAGTATAATCAGTGACTATCATTGTGTTGTCACTAAGTGCGCTTGTTGATTGATTCCCGCACCAAATCCACTTTATCTCACAAACCTTGCTTTTCTCTTCATTTGATAAAACGACTTTTCGTCCAAAGTCATCATAAATATCAAAAGACAAAGGAGAAGGATTCTTAATTCTAGCATCTTCTTCTATTGATATAGAGTTTGGCGCGATTCCTTGCGCATTATACTTAAAAACTTGAGTTCTATTATTCAGAACTATTTTATAATCACTTATTTCACTATTGTTTTCCAATAGGATAGAAGCATTGCCGCAATGGACGCTAGACTTGAAAATAGCGACTTCATATCTGGCCTGTTTTAAGAATTGACTTACATCTACTTCGATAGAAGCATTAACAAAAGGTAAAAAATCTAAAACGCCATCATCTAACACTCTTGCCCATTTATAAGTTGTATTATCCTCTTGCGGCGTTACTGTTAAAGTCGTTTTTCCCAAATTGAAAGCGAAACTTGCGCCCATCGAAGAAACAATAGCATAACCAACTCCCGCAAAATCATTGATAATATCAACTTCTGCGGAAGTCTCTGCTATTTTATTATTTTTATTGAAGAGCGCGACCGCCTTAAAAGTCGTATTCTTAGAAGGGCAGTCCGCCAAAGTAATGTCAAAGTACTCGGATAATGGAGCATACCCACTGTCAGACAATGGATTAAGACATTCCCAACCCGCGCCGCCGCGACTGGAATATCCAACATCTCCTATCGAAATTGACGTATTCTTTTTAAACCAGAAGAATTGAACCTTTTGTTGTCTTGAATCGACTTCTTGTCCATCAATTCTAATAGTTGTTACAAGCCTTTTCTTTTCATCTGGAGAAGTAAAATAATTTCCATTTTCTCCGTTGACTCCTAAAAAGTTACCTTGTATCTCTTGTTCTGTCAATTCTTTTAAGAATTTGAGTTCAACATCAGACATAAAAATGTCTGTCATGTCAACAAATTTATCTTGGCAAATTCCCCAATAGGAATCTGAAAGAATGTTCTTGTAAAGGATATTGGGTTTGACCGCTATCGGTGTTATATGCTCTTCTTCTGCGTAGAGTTTTTCTTCAAAAACATATCCAATCCCGCCCTCATATTTGTAAGAATGCGGAAAACCCTTGCAAAAGAATTGAAGGCTCACAATAGACTCAAGATTCTTGCCATCTAATTCAAAGATTAGATATTGTCGCTCCTTTGTTGAAAATTGATAAGGGCGGCCAGTCATCCTATCTATGTTAATAACATAGTCTCTTATTATAAATCCATCTGCGGCGGTCATAGCTTCCGCATGATTCTTGTATTTTGAATTATAGTATTTACATTTTAGGATTAATCCATAATCGCCATTTCCAACTTGTTGCTCTAAAGGAAGTTTTGTCTTAAAAGAAGCACCAAAAAGAAAATATTTTGCTTTTTCTTTATATAGTTCTTTTCCTCTATCGTCTATCTGAACATCATTTGTTAATAGATTTTCACTTAAAACAGAGTTTGGAAAATAAGAACATAAGCCTTTTTCCTTTTGCTGTTTAATAATGTTATTACCTAAAACAGAATACTTATTTTCTTCTGGAATGATATTTAAAAAATCTGCGCCTGTCTTTGAAACTGTCCCGATAATAGAAGCATCTTTTTCAAAATCACTAGAATGTAAAATAACATACACTTCTGCGCCTCTGTTGTATTTCTTTTTAATGTCTTGCGCGTAAGCTATAAAAGTGCTATCTTGATAACGAACTTGGTATTTTCCTAAACTTTCGTCTAAACATTCTAAGACTTTGGCTCGGATAGTTTTATCAAAAGCAAGTGAATCGACACTATTTTTAATTAAAATATCAATAGCATCTAATACCGCATTTTCGATATTATTTATCACTCTGAACTCCTCCTTTTCTCTCTTTTTGAGGAAGAACAATTCCTCTTTTTTTTTTTAAAAAAAAAAAAAAAAAAAAAAAAAAAAAAAAAAACCCCCCTCCTTTTTTCTGGGCGGTCTCTTTTCCTTTTGTAACTTATCTGTTAATATTTTTGCTCGCCCTCTGACTTGCCATATTAACTAGATTATTTAAAGCCTTTTCTATCTCTGCGGCGTCCCTTGCGTTCGGGAAGTTCGCTTGGATAGAAACGTTTTGCTCCAATCCATTCTGCTCTTGGCTTGCGCCAAAAGAGAAGTTGCTTGAGCCAGTTAATGCGGCAAAAGCAGTTGAACCTAATGCTCGCACCTTATCCATAACTCTGTTAGCTACAGACACAGCAGTAAGAACATTTGGAGTATCTTCTTTGTTTAAGACATACTCCTTCTCATGTAAGACAGACAGTCTTCCTTGAGTACCCCATTCGCCAGTGTATCCGCCAGAAGCAAAACTCCATTGACGGCTATTGTAATCAACTAAGTCTCCAAGTCTACCAAGTCTGCGCTTCTCATTAATGATTTCCTGTGCGCGCGCCGCCGTTTCGGAATTATATCGCTCCGCAATTCTATTCTTACGAGTCTGTCCAGTTCCCCAAGACTCGTAAGTCCAGATATTCTTAGCTATGCCGAGCGCCGTGGCCTCATCTACCGAGCCTCCGCCCGAAGAAGAGGCTGCCCCACTCGCACCTATGCTGCCATCGCCGCCCGCAATACTAGCTGGATTACTAGCCGCAGGGTCAGGGGTGCTGTTCTGAATCGGCCCAGAATTAAAGTTTCCGCTTATAGCGTTTTGATACTCCTCAAAAGCACCTAAGGACTCTTTCCAAGCCTGTTGTGCATCTTGAGCCGCAGTAATTGCTGAATTTCTAACCGAATCATAAGATTGAATTAAAGAGCCTAAAGCTGTTTCTACTGCTTGTACAGCATCAGTCTCTTCTCCATATTGATTGATTAACTCTTGATTATTTTCAAGTAGGGCTTTTGTTTCCTCTACAGTCTCATCAATTCCTCTTGCAACTTCGGAGAAGGTTCTACCAGAGGCAGCTTCTATTTCCTCAAGGTTCCGATGCCAAATCTCGTTTTGCTCTAAGATTCTTGACATTCCCGCCTCAACGCTCGGAATCAACTCTTGAGTATATTTCTCTGACATACTCTTAAGTGCATTGTTCCAGATTGATTCAATAGAGTCATCACCTTCTTGAAGGACTTTTCGTTGAGTATCTCTCAACTGATTCCACTTTTGTTCGGCAATGTCATTGGTAAAGGCTTCTAATAATTCGGTCGCCCTTCCATCCGCGCCAATCAAAGCCTCAATAGAACTAAGTAAAGACTGTTCTTCTGGACTACCGCCAATACCTAAGAACTTAGCGAACTTCTGTTGTTCATCCGCTTGCAACTTATCCAGATGCAAGAAAGTCGCTTCATTATAGTTTCTTTGGTAAGTGTTAGCCTCTTCTGCCAAGAGAGTGATAAAGCCATCTTTTCCATAGTATCTTTCATAGAGTTCTTTTGCGGCCGCCGCATATTCCTCTTGATTTCCCTTATGCTTTTCCGCAAGGTCAGCAAGATTACTATAAAACTCATCTATCTTACTATAGAGTTCGTCATAAGTATTCTCAAGCTGCTCTTTTGGAATCTTTCTTAACTCCATAAGAGCCTGTTGATAAGCGTCCATCTTATCTTTTATATTGTTTTCGTCTGCAACATATTGATAAGAATAGTTACCTTGGCTGTCTCGCCGCAATCTCATTTGAGTTTTTGCGTTTTGAGCATCTTCTAATGCCATTTGCTTTTGAATTAAATCAATTTTCTTATTGGCATATTCAATGTCGGCTTGAGTTAAATGGTCTTTCTTAGACAGGGTTTCTAATTCCTTATCTCTGAAAGCGGCAAGTTTATTTTGAAGCGTAACATTAGTTGATTCATTAGAAATCTTATTTATGCGGCCTTCGATTTCTAACAACTCTTTTGCTCTCTCGAGTCTATCCAGATATCTCTTATCGTGCCACTTAGTCTTATCCCAAGTAGTCTTTGAATTGTCGTATCCATTTTCGCCAAAGAACGCTGCCTTAGTCTGCTTCGCAATTTTATTAACTGCATTTTCCCATTTCTGGAAAGCGTTATCAATAGAATCTTCAATAGCAGAGTTCAATTTGCTAGTTGTACTAGTGAAATTCTCATAGAACTTCTCGTACTGCTCGTTATATCTCTCCCACTCCTTAGACCCTTCTCTTTGAGTATCTCTTTGCGCCTTGGCTTCTGCGGCCTGTCTGCGCCACTCTTCGCGCTCTCTCTTTAAGAAATCTAAGTTTGATTTATTGTTCTCAACGTGCTTTTCAAAGAACTCTTCAAGTTCTGTATACTTATCTTTTCCAAATACTAATTCAATCAGCTTCTTGTCATGGTCAATTAAATTGGTAATTTGCTCATACTTATCAAGCTGTTTCTCAAAAGCCTCATTCTCTTTGTCGATTTGGCTCATTACATTTTCATGTACGTCTGCCGCAATCTCTTCCACATCCTGCAAGCTTTGCGCCAGCTTATCTGCGTACTCTTTTAAGTCTTTTTGCGCGGACGCTATATCATCCACCCATTTGCCAGTAGACTCATTGTAAGAAGAGTAAACATCCGAATGTCCGCCGTCCGCCAAAGTTTGAAGTTCTGCGCGCGTATCCTCAAGATGCTTCATTAAGGATTGTACTTCGCCAGTTTCTTCCGCGTTGTAGTAAGATTCAAAATCTTTGACTCTTGCTTTTGCTAAACCTAAGAAATCTTTATCAGCAACTCTATCAACGACTTTCTTTTGGAACTCGTTCCAATTTCTTTCAGCCTCACTTAAATCTAAGGAAATCTTTATTTCAGTATTAAAAGATTTGATTTGATTCTCAATCTGTTTCTCTGCTAACTCTTCATATTTATCATACGCATCATCAACAGAGTTATCTAAATCTTCCATAGACTCTCTCAAAGACTCATATTCAGTCATTTGTTTTTCGACTTTTTCATTATGCTTTGAAAGTTCTGAAATCTCTTTCTCCTTAGCTTCAATTTGCTGTTGGAGAGCCTCTTGTTGAGTTCCCGTTGCTGCGGCGTTCCATTGGTCGATAAGAGCATTCTCTTCGGCTTTCAGTTTATTAATTGCCGCTTGTTGTTGAATAAGAATATTATTATATCCAATAATATCGCCGTTAACATCTACTGTGATATTAAGACTCTTTAAAATCGCCTGTCTCTGTTCCAAATCCCATCTCTGAAGGGCTTGTTTCTCCTTCATTTTTGAGATTTGTTTTTGAAGATGCGTTTGCTCATCCTCTAACAGTTGATTTTGCTTTTGAAGATTGTCAATTAAGGCCGCGCCCGTCAAATATTTTTCTTGTCCAGAAATTCTCTTAAGGATACGGTCAATCTTTTTATACTTCTCTTCTAAGTCGTCTAACTCTCTGTTTATGTCATGGTAGATATCAACTTCTTTTTCAAGCGGCTCAAGATGGTCTTTCTTGTTGTCCGAAGGCTTATCTTCTTTTCCGCCTCCGCCACCCTTGCCTCCGCCGCCACCTTTACCTTTTCCGCCACCAGCATTGCCAGCAGAAACGATATTAGTGCCTCCGCGCGAGCCGCCAGACCCCTTAAACTTCGGGCCAGTTCCGTCTCCAGAACGACCGCCATGTTTACCAGAGCCGCCATCAATCTGCGGAACTTGAACAACGGTCTGCGTATCGCCTGACAAGTGTGCTACATGGACTTCATTTCCGAAAAGGTTTGCGGAAATATCTGTTTCAGTTCTCGTGTGTTGCGGCGGGCCATCTACATAACTAATAGTCGGCTCATATCCAATAGCTTCAAGAATCTGATTAGCTTGCTCTTGAGTCATTTGAGAATGATATAACATATCATCAAGAGCATCTATGAACTGAGTATTGTCCAACTCCGCGCCAATTGAGACTGCGCCAGGATCAAAGTTAGCAACGAAATTATTTACATAATCTAACTCTGATTGGAGTTGTGAAGCAAGAGCAGAATCATCAACGTCAATCCTGACACTTGCAACTATCTCCTGTGCGGCCTTCACTCTTAAACTATCGAGCGCCGCAACATTTCCTTCCGCAAGCTGCTGAATTTCCGCAAGGTTATCTTGAATAAACTTATTTGAAGGTTTGAATCCAAATACATCTTCAAGACTACTCTTAACAGAACTCATTGCCTCAAGATAATCTCTATCTAAAATATTCGAAGTCTTTTGAAGAACTTCCGCATTTTTCTCCCAATTCTTAGATAAAGATTCTAAGCCTTTATTAAGCTTAAGGTTATCAAGAGCAATAGACTTAGTAACATCGTCAGTTTCTTTAAGGTTCTCTGAACTTTCTTTAAGAGCATCTACGTATGCATCGTAAACATCAGCCGTTACTCCGACAGACCTAAGTTCTCTATTGATAATCTCATCTTGAGTCTTAGAGTAAGTCTCTGCGCTAATAGTGCCTTTTTCATAAGCTTCTGTTAGTTGGTCAAAAGAAGAAATGTTTGCATCTACCCATTGCTCCTCTACCGCGGCAGTGCTTATAATTCCATTTTTATAATCTGAAATCGTTGCGGCGAGGCCTGTGTAAGCATCCTCAAGAATCTTTAAAGAATTTGTATACTGAATATTTGAATCAAGTTCTTCTTGCGTTGTTGCGCCAGTTCTTAATTCAGATTGCTTTTGTTGAATATAGGTCGCCGCTTCATCAAGAGCATCTCTTGAGACACCTAAGTATCCATACACATCTGAATTACTTTCTTGCGCCGTCACAGCTTTTAAGATATCAGCTTGTTCTGCGGTATCTGTACTCTTTACATTCAGACCCTTAAATTTTTCAGAGAAAGTGCCAATTTCTTGAATCTTCTTCTTAATATTCTCTAAAGAGTTGGCATTGTCGTCAAAGAGTTTCTTTAATTCCTCGCTACTACCAATTAACTTATATTTACCATCAACAGTTGTTGTAAAGAATTGACTTGCCGCACGGTTAGCATTAACTAACGTTTCATAAGTCTTATCATCAATAATTTCTCCAGTAGCTTTTCCGCTGATAGCTTTAATTGCGGAAAGAGAAGAAGTCACGCCCTCAAGAGAACTAAGAGAATTCTTACTGGAAGAACTTGCGGAATTTAAAGCCGCTGCAAACTCTTTCCAAGCGGAACTAGTAGTATCAACGGCTATCCCTTGCCTCTCTAATTCCTTTTGTAATTCATTGAGTGCGCCGCTTTGTGTCCAATCAATAGAAGAAAAGACTTCTGTTAATTTTGCAGAATCCTTTGATTGAGCAAATAAATCTTGGAAAGCTTTTAATCCCTTTTGTCCGCCGTGTAAGAACGAATCAGAAAGCGCTTTTTCAAGATTCTGTTTTGTAGCAAGGGAGAAATCATCTTTAGAGATACTATTGAAAGCATCTTTTACTGCGCCAGTTAGTCCTTCGCCGACAGAAGCCCATCCATTGTCACTCTCTTTAAGCGCTAATGAAAAACTCTCTTTAAAAGCCTGTCCAGAACTAAATCCGACTTCCTTGAAATTCTCATTGAAGATGGCATCGAAATCGCCATTTGCAAAGGCTTTCTTAATATCTTCAAGTTGAGATTTTGTTAAAGCGCCAAAGTTGCCAGTCTTTCCACCCGCAAAACTTGTAAAAGCTTCTTTACCTGCATCTCCCGCGACTGCTGAACCTGCATTTGTTAATTTATTTAAGGCCGCGATATATTCATCAATCTTACCAGAAGCCTCTTGAAGTTGAGAATTACGCACAAGAGTATCTTTGATGATTTTATAATCTATATCGTTATGCTCGTTACCATTTTGGTCTTTAAAATTAACAGACTCTCCTGTTCTTTTAGTAACAGTCCATCCATATAATTCAGCGTACTCTTCTGCGGCAGCCTTCTTATTTTTTAACTGTCCGTACTTTTTCCAATAGTCATCAGTATCGTTAAGAGCCGCCGCCATCATAGCGTTTAAAGCCTGTTTATTATCGACAGCATCATATTTCTTATTTTTATGACTCTCATTGTAAGTAGATACCATAGCTTGAGAGTTTAACTCTAAAGCTTTGACATTAGCTTGAATTGCAGGCGCGGCTTCTTTTATCGCGTCCTTATTTGCTATTAAAGCTTTTGCCACATCAGCGCTTTCTGTACCAAGCGCCGCCATGACAGACTTAGTGTCTCTGTCTAAGAAGAGACTGTCTTTTGACATTATTTGGAGTGTGCGACGAATAACATCTGAATTAATGTTAGTTTTATTGGCTAAAGCGATTTCTTGATTTCTAATGGAGTCTTTTGTTACATTTGCTTGTTGAGAAGTTGACCCAATTAAAGCAGATGCAACACCTTGACGGCTCTTCTCTTGAATCTCTTTTAGAGTTTGAGCATCAAAAGACATTAATCCATTGTCATCAATCTTTACTTTTGTAGATAATTCTTTATATGAACTAATTAAAGCTAGAACTTGCTTATTTGCTTCTATTAAAGCATCTCGCCATTCTTGAGTGCCAATGGCCAGATTCTTAACATTCTCTTGCGCCTTCTCAAGTCCGTCTAGAGACTTCTTTAATTCTTCTGCGGACTTGCGCACTGAATCATAAGCATCTTTGGCTACTATTGCGTTATGTCTTGCGGCCTCGGTCGCTCTCTGATTAGCCGTTGCTGCTCTCTGTGCCGCAGCAACTAACAAAAGTAAACCTGTAATGCCGACAGTTACAACTCCAGTAGTAGAAGTTAAGAAGCCTTGTAATTCTTGAAGTTTTTTTGCGGCCGCCGAGAGGATGACGCTTGCACCTCCGACACCCTTGACTCCATCGTTTACCCTCTTGAATCCATCAATTAGCATCGGGAAAACGAATACCGCAGAAGTTCCTAATCGCGTGATTCCATCGCCCAAAGAAACCGAACCCTGTTCCATCTCTTTAAGGGTTTTAGCTATGCCTCCAAGACCAACTGCACCAGCCGCTATCTGACTTACACCAACGCCTATTGCCGTAATGTTTTTAGCTAGACTTTTTGTATCTAAATTGTCTTCTACTTTTTCTGATGCTTCTTCTACTTCTTGAGTTCTCTGGCTAATTTGCTCTGTGCTTTCTTCTGCTGTGTCTAAAACTTGGCACAGTTCAAAGACTTCTTCTCTAGTTCCGCGAATTCCCTGTGTTATTAACTCAATAGCACGACTCATTGGAAGTTCGCTCTTAGAGAGAATCTCAAAAGCCTCTTGTCCATCAGTGGCATCTTTTATTAGAGATAATCCTCTATTACCAAGGAAGGTCTCTCTTCTAATTCCGCCACTTTCTTTTTGCGCGACAACTCTATCTAAGAAATCTTGAATCTTCTCGTCTGTTGGCTCTTTTTTCTTCTCAAGTTCTTCTAATTCAGCTTTCTTAGCAAGATATTCTTCGGTCTCTTCATTGAGTTCAGCTAACTCTTTTTGAAGTTTCTCTATCTTCTTAGCCTGCTCCGAATACCCTTCGCCCTTATTTAAAGCCTTTACAAGCGATTCAGCCTTATCTTCTGTTTGGAGGAACTCTTCTCCAAGAGCCTCTAATAAGTCAAGTTGACTCTGTATCGCCTCTTTATTCTGTTCAGAGATTTCTACATTTCCATATGCGGCGTCAGTCTTATTAACATCGTACCCTCGCTCAAACTCTGGAGCCTCACCCATGTCATTAGCTTCATAGAACTCTCTATAATTATCATAGTATTCCTTGGCTAAGTCGAGTCTCTTGCGGAGTTCGATGTTTAAGTCATTAATTGCCTTTTGCTCTTCCGTTATTGCATTAATTGCTTCACTTTGTTCTTTTGAAACTAAGCCTTTGTCAATAGCCTCATCAAATGGACGTCTACGTCTTATTAAAGCTTCTACGCTATCACCGATAACTTCTTGAGAAGCCCCCTGCGCCGATTCGGACATACGGGTTAAGTTAGCATATCCTTCTTCTCTGCCCGCTCTTTTTTCAGCTATCTCTTGTAACTGTTTCTTGCTGTTAATAAGATTTACAATGCCGCTTTGCGCCTGTTGACTAAAAATTTGGGTTAAAGCCGCGCCAAAAGCAACTAATACAGCCTTACCGCCGCCGATACCTTGGATAAAATTGTTAAGAAGATTTAATAAATTAGACCCTTGAGTATAGATGCCCTTCAAAACATCTTCGTCAATTAGACTATCTTGAACGCCCTCAAGAGCAGCAGTAAAATCATTAGCGTGTGCGGTCAGACTCTCCATGTACCGAGCGTTCTTTTGCTCAAGTGCGCCCGCAGAGTTCATGGACACGTTCACCAAGTCTTGATATTGCGCCCAGTTATCAAAGAGAGCAATCAAGTTGTTCATTTGGCGCTGACCGGCCATAGTAGAAGCAAGGTAAGTTTGTTGTTCTTTTGTTAAGCTACTCCACTTACTACCAACTTCTTCCATAACGTCGCCAGTGCTTCTTAAATGGCCATTCATATCAAGAACATCTATGCCGACCTTCTTCATTCTTCCCGAATAGTTACCAAGGGAAATTTCAGCGTCAGATGCGCCCGCTTTTATATCGTTAATTCTGGCGAAAATGGTCTTATAAGCGTTACCGACTGTCTCTGGCGCCTGCCTTGTTGTAGCAATAGTAGTAGCAAGCATAGCGTTAACTTGGTCAATACTAACGCCCATGTTATTAGCAACTGATGCTACTTTGCTCATGCCCGCCGCAAGTTCTGACATATTAGATGCACTACTGTCTGCTACTCGAGCAAGTTTATCTACTGCTAAGGTCGTGTTCGCACTCTTAATCTTAAAGCCATTCCAAACTGCGGTCAAGTCATTTGCTACTTGAGAGGCCTGCGCGCCCGTCACGTTTGTCGCCTTAAGAGTTGCCTCCGTTCTGGATGCCGATTCGTCTTGGCTTAAACCTTGCTGTACATAAGTAAGATAAGATTTTGTGTAATCTTTTGTATTTCGTCTTAAGCTTTGCGCGGTCTTGTTAGCCTCTGCGCCGAATCTAGCCATCTCTTCTCTTGACTGCCCAGTAACTATTCTAATATCGGTTAAGGACTGGTCTAAAGCTTTTACATACCCAAAAGCAGATTGAATCGAATATGTAAAAGAATTGACCGCGCTAGAAGCGATATTCCATTTAATTGTATTGCCTAATGTTCTTTGAATAGAATCAATGAAAGAATTTGTCTGTTTTAATTGGGTATTTGTTGTGAGGACTTCTGCGGCCAGCCTATTAAAGCCCTTCGCGCCAGCCTCTCCCATCGCCGCAAAATCCCTAGAAATTCTTTCAATTCCTATCTTCTTAATTTGTTCGTTAAACTTAGAAGTATTAAAAACGCCTAAATCTGAATTATATGACTTGGTAACTGCGGCCTGCACTTCGGCGGCAGTCTTTTTAATTTCAGAAAGTCTTTTTATTCCTTCTTCAACAGAAAGATTCAGTTTCATGTCTTTTAGTGACATATTCTGAATCTCTTGCAAAGACTTTTTAACGTCATCTAAGTTCTTCTTATTTACATCAAAGTCTATCCCAAAACGCATTGTCTTTGGCATATTTTTGAACTCCTCCTTCTTTTCTCCTTGTCTATTGCGGCAAAATAAAAAAGCCCCAACCTTTCTAGTATAAAGAAAAATTGGGGTAAATTCTTTATTAAAAATGCCCAGTTGATTTATTTCACTGGAAGTGGCATAATGTTACCATTGTTGGCGCCAGAGTTCTGTGCCATTTGAATCATATCCTTCACATTCTGAAACTTTTGTTCATCGAAGCTGTTCACGAAGTCTGCGGCGGCCTTCGCGTTGTTCGGGAGGTCATTGATGATGCTCTTAATAACGCTTCCCGCAGTTGTTGTATACTGGAGAATATCCTTCATAGCCTCTTCCGCTGTTTTCATTAAGTCTGGGTATTCTGGAATATGGACAAGAATACTATTGATGATTCCATTACTCTCTAAAATGTCATAAAGCTTACTCTCATCTTCCTTCTGCTTATCTGTAAAAGCAATGTTTGTATACAAATAAATCAGATTAAGATAAAAGTTCTTTTCCATTTTGACTTTATTAAAAATACCGCTCTCGTCTCTGGATTTCTCAATAGTGGCATAAATCAAGTCCTCTTTCTCCTCAATGGGAAGATATTGCTTGACTTCAATCTCTTGGTCGCCAATCTTGACTGTCTTTACAGGAGTCTGAACCTTCAACTTCATATTTGTAAAACTAACCTTACTCATATTAAAACTCTCCTTCTTTGGATTACAATTTTTCCTTATATTAATAGTATACCAAAAATTTTTAAAAAAGTCAATTACCCGCTTCTTGAATATAATCTGCGAATTGAGTCGCGCCTAAGCCAATAGAAATCTTGATACTATTTATTTTACCAATTAAGTTTCTAACACGGATTGCCGCGGCCTCATGACTCTTCTCTTTTCCGCCGACCCATTCTTGTGGCACGGTATAAGTATCTGGAAAATTGAAAAGATTACTGTACTTATCTTCTGTTAAATGCTGTCCAAGATTATGAATTAAAGCTTTTATATTAAAGACTTTGATATAAGGGTCTTTTCCTTCTCCACCTTGCATATTCACGATAAGCAATTCAGCGGGATTATCCTTATCATACCCCTCAAGAGCAGAAGCAAATAAGAGTCTTTTTATTGCTTGGTTTGCGGCAATGACTTCCGCCATACCAGAAGCACTTCCCGCCTCTTTTTCTCCGTTGGGTTTTGTTCCATCCCATGTTGAGATTACATTTAGATAGTGAGTTCCAGTTTGCGCGCCCGCAGTAAACAATAGCAACTGACTCAAAGTAGTGTTACTAACTAAATTGGCGTGAATTGAAGAGCCACTTTCGTTTTTTGCGGAAATCGCATACTTTTGAGACGACCTCTTTCCACTTTCATCCTTTTCTTCGTCTTTTATTGTTGCGATAACGTCTATTTTATTTCTAATACTTGTGGCAGAAACTTCTACTCGTTTTCCTTGGAAAACTTTTTCCAGAACGCCCTCTTTAGTAGAGTCTATTACTTTTAAAGGATTTGTATTCTCTCCCAAATTAGCAGTATCCATAACAGATAACATTTTTTCTCTTAATGCCTCATCTGCAAGTGTTGTACCTCTAAACTGAATCATTGGAAGAAGCCACTCAAAGGCCACGCCCGCTTCATCGTGCGGAAGAGCCTGTCTGTTAAATTCAGAAATGATATCATTAATCTCTTTTATCGAAGATTCTCTAGTGATATCGCCAGTTCCTTTGAATTTGCTGTCAATAGCCGCACTAATCTTTGCTAATTCAGCTTTTGCTCTTGCGATTCTGGCCTGCGCTTCTGGAGCGGAAGTCTGACTATAAATATCTAAATTAAATAATTTTTCCAAGTCGTTTATACGGTTTTGCATTGCAACAGCTTGGTTGTTAGGACTCAATCTATCTATCTCTTTTAAGTCTAACTTACTTTGTTTTGCAATCTCATTCATTTTTTTGGATAATGCAGTTTCGCCAATAGACAAGTTAGAATTGGAAAACTGACCCGCTTTTAACTGGAAGGTTTCTTGTATCTTTTGTTCAACTGCGGATTCCATAATACTTCTGACTCTTGCCAGACCAGACTTTTTACCTGTTTGCCCATAAAAGAAATCGTTATATTGTTTCTCTATAATTGCGGCCTCCGCTTGTAACTTATAAATTTCATTAACTTCATGGATGACTCCAAGATGAGTCCAGTCTTCAAATTGCGGCGCGCCGTCTTCAAATCTTGAAATTCCCTTTTTTAAATAACTACTTTTTCGTAAGTGAACGTAATCACCTAAAGCGCTCATTTCGTCTCTCCTCTCCAATAAAAAAAAGAGGGATTCCTAAGAATCCCCCCTCTCCTTGCTTCATTACGGAGCGACGATACCAACTCCGATTTCGTTATCCTCAACTGCACTGTTCTGCGGCATGACAGGATGGTCAGAACTCTCCGCGCCAGTAATATCCGCAATCTGAAGGACGCAAAGCACTTTCTTCGTCTTATCGAAATATGTATAGCCCGGGAAAGCATCCATATTGAAGGAGAAAGCACTTGGGTCACCAGAACCAGACATGGCAATAGAGAAGTTAGACTGAATCTTGACGTTCGGCAGAGTAAGGTTCGCGGGAACATCCTTACCATCCTCCTGACGTCTAAACAGCGTATCCGCCTCAACGTAGTAAGAACCTGCAAAGGTGTTTGCAGTAATGTCTGCCTCGTAAACCTTAGAACCGTCAAGGTCAACATAGAAGTCCACCATCACGGTCTTGTTAGCTGCATTCGCGGCAGTTATCTTGTTGCCCGCAATAGTACCAGAGTAAATTTCTCCAGTGATAGAACCGTCAGTGTCCACGCCCATGATGTACAGCGGCGCATCGTCAGTTCCAATGGTAGCACCAGTACCGAAGTCCTTAAGCGCATCTGTAAGGTCAATCTCTCCAGTTCCGTTTGCAGAAGCCATTGTAGTCACGTGGAAGTGAACCTTTCCACCATTGATTCCACTTGGCTTGAACAGGCCCGCGCCAGAAAGTACAGAGAATCCAATAGGAGAAAGTAACGCATCCTCAACGTTAAATGTCAGTGTCTTATCACCTTCCCACGCAATCAAACGAGAGTTACCTCGTCCACCTTGCGCGTAAGAAGTAGAAGACGCCTGCGCCAGAGTAGAGGTCTTAGCCGTGTCAATGTAAAGAACTGGCTGACCCTTTTTGAAAGTTTTAGTACCAATCTTCGTGTCTTTATTTGCTCTAAAGACGATGTTCGCACATTCACGAATACCAAAACGCATGTAAAAGCCTCCTTTTCAATTAAGAAAAATAAAATAGTTATTCGATAGAAACAATCTATCTTTTTTATATAGAACTCTCATAGATATCTTTCATCCAACTATCGACTTCTTCTAAGTTTTGCGCGCCCGCCATCTTTGCTTGAATATACATATCTGACTGTTGCTTTAAGGTGTATCTTTGAAATTCGTCCAATAGCTGATAAACAGTGTAAGACAAATAAGAATTTATATCTCTTTTTTGCCCCACTGATAATATAGAAATATATCTTGAAAGGATTGCAATTTTTTGCCCGCTCTGTTGCTGACCTTTTTGTTTCGCTAATTTTTGATGATAGTCTTTAAATTTTTTTGCAATTTGTTCAGCAAGTTTTCCATCGGGATTGTATTCTTCATTTTGCTTTCCAACAGACAAAAACTTGGAAGCAAACATTTCGTTTAAGACTGAAAGAAAAGCCGAAAAGTTTTTTTTATCTATAATTCGGCTTTCTTCGTCTTTGATTAAGATGATACCTTTTTGAGTTAGGGAAACTTGATATTCTGGAAAAACAAGAGCCAATAACATCTTAGCTTGATTTGCGGACTGCTGGGCGGCGACATCTTTTGCATTTGCAATTTTCATTACAATGTCAAAATCTCCTAAATCGCTCAATCTTTTTTTCTCGTCTGGGCGCAAATCGTCTTTTCCAAAATTCAAAAATTGGATTCCAGAAAAAAAAGTTTTTTCTCCTATGTAAGCTATCTCTTTAAGCGTTGGCTGATGTAAGGTTATTGCGGCCTGTGGAAAAGGAATATCATTTTTAGAAATTAACAAAAGAGAATCAATCATTCAGTTTTACTGAATCCTCTGAAAAGTATGTTCCCTTATAAGATAGGGAATACATAGAAAGGTCTTCGTTCAAGATTACTTGATTACAAGTAATAAATTTATATTCGCCAATTCCACTTAATTTTATATTGTTGCCGCCGCCCGTTAAATAAGCTTTATTCTCGTCTGTAATAGAATTAAGAATTCCATCTATACAGCCGCATATCTTAAGAGGCCTAATCATATACTCATCTAAGCACCAAGCGTCTAAATAACAGATAACATCGAAATCAATTTGACAGTCTCTGAATTCCGCAGAAGTCTTATTCATTGAAAAATTATTAAAACTAATCAAGAGATAAGACTTAATGTTCTCATGCTCCTTGCGCGGAATCTTTGGGTTGAGTCTGACATATCCTTCTTTGATTAAATCTCTCAAAGTTTTTGAATCTATTAGCTTTTGATAATCTTCATTATCTTTATCCAGACAATCTGGATTGTTGATAATCAGAAGTCTTTTCAAAATATCGCTATAAGGTTTCGTTTTTACGAAGAGGGCTTCTAAGATTTTCTCTACGTCTTTTTCACAATTCATAAAAGATGAGTATAAAGGCTTATTTTTAATTAAATCATATCGTGCCATATTATAGCGTCCCCCTTCCTTATAGACTTTCTATTGTAACGTGCTTAACCGTATCGCCGCACTTGATGTTGAAACCTTTTTTGTACTTTTTCATTGAAATAACTTCTATCTGCATTTTATTGTCAACAATTTTCCAAGAGATAATCTGATTCAACTTCTTTCCTGTGCCATCTGAAATTAATTCAACAGTGGCATTGTTAGCGTCTAGGTTCTCAAAAGTATAAAAGACACTATCTCCAGGGTAAAGAATCTCTTTACCTGTAATTGTTGGCGTTAGGGTTGGCGGCGATGAGATTTCAGGCTCTTTTGATTTTTCTTCCTTAATCATTTCATCTGTGCTAGTGTATGTTTCTTTTAGCGCGACCCTAATCATGCCACCTTTTTTATTCTTAGAAGTTACTCCATAACTATCGTTAAAAGCTTGGACTTCCCACCATTTGTTATTTACTTTTATCCTATCGAAACGCTTAAAGAAGGCTGATGTTGTTTCATCTTTTGTGATGAAAAGCAGTTTCGTATAGTTCATGTCATTCCAGACAATTCCGCTCTTTACATTCCATTCAATAGTCTGTTCATCTGGGCCAGAAGTCCACCCTCTATAAACTAATTCTTTTCCATCTTCTGTCGTTACGATAATCTTTTCGTCTGCTTTTCTAATTTCCGCCCTAAAATAAGCTGTTTCTTCGGAATATTGCAAATAGACTATCCAGTAACTATCTGGCGTCCACTTTTCTTTATTCCCATGAACCCATTTAAAAACAGTGCCATTAGAAAAATCTGTCTCTATCATATCTTGATTATCTGCGACTATCGGGTCTATATTAACAGAGTTCTCTTCAAAAGGAATAGATAAAATCTTGTCTTCGTAAGCAACTTTGAGTTTATCGTGATTGATTAAGCATCTGAAATAAGGTGCGGTCTGTGCGTCTTCCGCCTCTAAAGGATTATATTTTTGAACAATAGCCGCTTGATAAGAGAAATATAAAGCCTTTTTCATAGATTTAAGCTTATCTTCTCTCATGCGCGTCCACTGACTAAAATTAGATGTTGTTTTCTTGTAATTTCCAGACGATTGAGCGGCGCCCGCTATGTTTACCCGCTCCGTCTCCCCATAGAATCCAAGCCGTCGCCGCATCCCATTAAGATAGTTCATTGTTTTGAATCTCCTTTAATAAAGATAGACATTCAAAAATGACTCTGCGGTAAACGGCAAAATCCTCTGGTCGCACTAAATCAAACAGCCCATCTAATTTACAAATCAAAAGAAAGAATCTCTCATTTTGACTTAAATCTTGGCGGCTTAGTCCTCTTACACTGACTAAAATACTCTCTAAGTATTTTTCCCAATCCGCGCCTTCTTCTCTAAGCGGAAGTAACTTAAATATCTGATTTATTAAAATTTTACAAACTTTTGAACAAGATTCTTTAGACATTGTTATCCCTCCACTTCTGATGAACTTGGAGGGGTCATAATACTGCCAAAAGTAGACTTATAGATGCCATTTTCATCTTTTATTCTTCGCTCATAAAGTCTCTGTAAATGGAATCCTTCTCTTTCATAATCCTTTTTTAATTGCAAAACCTTTTGTATATGATTGGCTTGAGAAGTGAATTTAAAATCAGAACCCGAATATTTCATTCGGACATTTTCAATAGAAGCTAATTGTTGACCTAGCCACTCTACTATCATATAAGTGGCTAAAATATTGATTTCCTCAACAGACAAGGTACTAAAGAAGCCGCCGACAGTAATCTCAACGGCCTCCCCAGTCTTTATATCGGTTGAAGTCTCTGTGTACATATCCAACTCATAAGCAAGGGACACGCGCGGGAACTCAAATTTATGTACCGCGGTAAGCAGTAATTTTTCTGCCTCTTGAGAAGTCTCTTGTGGAGTTAGTTCCATGTACATATCGTCTGTAATTTTTGAGAAGAAGCTTTCATATATTTTACTAAAGGAAGTGCCTTGTAAAGTGTCCATAGCCCATCCCCCTTTTCTTACTTCTTTATAATAACACGGCGGACAGGCTCTTTATCTGTAACTGGAGTTACTGTGCGTCTCTTTGGAGTATCTTTTTCCACCTCTTGTCCTTCTTTTGCCTGCTCAATTAACTGAATCGCATTTGTAACATTAAAACCTGTTTTCTCTAAAATTGCTTTCCGCTTTGACATATCATTTAATGGTAGCTTTACTGCCAAATCTTTAACTGTGTCTATCACACCTTCTGGCGCGAAATCAAGACAGTCAAGAAGCGAATCTAATGAGCCGTTTAACAATAAATTCTCAATATCCTTTATTGTATAATGGTACTCTGGTTCAACTCCTCCCAATAGGTATTGAATTACCTCTGGGTCTTGAATAACGAGTTCATCTGACAGAATTTCCTTACCCCCTGGCGTCCAAGACAATTTTTCTAATTCGTCAAAAGTTAAATCCATGCTCTGTTCTGGCGCGAATTGTCTGTTGATGAGTACAAGCCCATCCTGAATTTGGTAGCCAGCCGTTCCTTTTGACCGATTAATGACTTTTACTTCGCGATTTTTTTCAATCTGTGCCATGTTTCTTCTCCTTTTTCTCCTAGTGATATAGAAAATTAAAGGGCGGGAATCCGCCCTTTAATCAGTTTTTAATTACAGAACCTTCTTGAGAGACTTATTCACGTACACGCAGATGCCCGGGTTGGTGTTGTAGACCGCAACACCGAACTTCTGATAAGTTTGAATCTCCTTAGACCAATCCTCTTGAGAGTCAATATCTCTGACTGCGGCGTCGCCCTCAAAAGCAACCTTGACAGGCTTCTCCGAGCCAGTAGGAATGAGGTAAGCCTTCGCAGGGTCAATAACCTTTTCCTTATTGGTGGAATCCGTAAAGGACTGCGGAAGAACGACAACCTTGTGACTCTTATAGTTCAAGAGGCATCCATTCTCCCACTTAGACTGCTTCATTGCGTCAGACCATTGCGCACTGTCTGCTGGAACAAGAGTTGCCGCAAACTCATATGTGCAGTAAATGGTAGCCTTGCCATAGGAGTCCGCAATAGTAAGCAGCTTATCCATCTCACCCTCGTTGAAGCTTGTTTGAGTAGTCACATTCACCGCGGGAAGGTCACTCACCATAGCCTCAAGACCCTTGGCGATTTCCTTATACACAGCCTCGTTCAGACCCTCAAGAACAATGTCATAAACATCGCTCATCTGAATACGACCATCGAGGAATTCTTCAAACGCAATCTGCGCTGCTCCGCCCCAAGCTGTAGTCGGAATATCAAAAGAGAATCCATCCAGCTTGAAAGTCTCATAGTGGCCACCGAGTCCAACTCGTGTAATAAAGCCCTTCGCGCGCTGCTTTGACAGGTCGGAAATTCGCACCTTGAACGTCGGCTTGTCGCCCTGCGCAAAGGTCTTAACGTCCGCAAACTGACCATATGTCTCGAGAATCTTAGCCGGACAGGTCTCACTAAGTGACACCTCAATCAGCTCAAAAATAAGATTCTTATTCTGACGATAAAGGGCATGAGTCTTAGCTAACTCATCGATTTCCTTACGCAATGCCTCATTCAGTGCAGCACAAGAAAGACTCTCGTTATTAAAAGAATAGTTAGCCTTTGGATTAATAGAAGCCTTTGCAGTAGCTTTTGCAAGGGCAAGTAAATTTTCTCTAGTTAAAGCCATTATATTATTTCTCCTCTCTCTAATTACTGAATCCGCATCAGTTGGACACCAAACTGGCCATCTGGCATTGTATAAAGCTTCACAGCCTGGAACACTGGGCCATCCGTTGCGGCAGGTGTAGCATTCTTCTTGAGGAAGCCAGTCGTCGCATCAACAGTAAACTTATCTCCCTTAGCGGTCACTTCCGCAGAGAAATCAACTCTTGATTCCTTAGAACTTGCGGCGCCCTTGAAGGTATTAGTAGTGAACAGGTCGCCAATATTCACCTTGTAAAGTCGCGGATAAAGTTTTCCATCAACAGAGTCGTCCTTGAACAGGCGGAAATCCTTTCTCATCTGCTTGCCGTCATAAAGCTTCTCTTCGTTATACACAAGCAGCCACTCGCCGTCTCCTTCTAAAGTAGCCCAACCGTCCGCAACGTTATACTTTAAGAACATCCCGTTCTCAAGAGATTCAATAGGAGTATAATCTCCCCCATTTTTCTTGCCTGCGGGAAGCTGTGCATAAATCTGACCTGTCTTTTGAGCAGACATATGATTTAATTCAACTTGTCCAAAACCAACGCGCTTCTTAGCGCTAGAGTCATAAACTTTTCTCATTTTTTATATCCTTCCTACTTAGTTATAGTGTTTTTTCAACGCTCTTAACGGCTTGCACCCAATCTGGCTCGCTATTAAAAACTTCGCCGCTTAAATTAAAAGTCACGGCAGGGTTATCCTTTTCCTGTTCTGGCTTCGAAGGCTCAAAACTGATTTTCTTCCGATAGCACACAACAGCCAGCTTAGATTCAATCTCATCCAAAGAATAGTTCCGCTTATTCTCGATAACGTCCTTCTTATCCTCGTCACTAAGCATATAGAACTTATCAATTAAAGCGTCCTTTTCAGCATCTTCAACTTCCTGCTTAAAAGTCAGTAACTCATCCTTTTCTTTTGTTAGAGTTTCAATTTGAGTTTCATATTCCTTCACCTTAGTCTCTAAAGCCTCTTTTTCAGTAATCGCCGTAGAGTACTCTTCTTCTGTTCGGGTAAAAGTCACATTGGGTTCACTTGCCTGGTTATCTAGATTTTCAGGCTCTCTGTTTTCTTGAATATTGCCCATATTTTTTTCTCCTTCAACTATTTTTTTTAAATCGGCTACCATTGCATATAAGGTATTCTTAAATTCCTTATCAAGAGAATAAGAAGAAACACTGGCTCCTTCGAAACAAGGCTCTACATCCTCTCCTAAAATGCAAATTTTAGAAAAAGTAGCGTCATTGATTATGAAAAATTCAAGATTTTGATTTTCATTTTTTGCCCAATTTCCATCTAAAGTTTTTTCATCCAGTTCCATCGACTGTCCGCAGCCGCGCTCTATAGCTTCTTTTATTTCTGGAAACTGCCCTGTCCAAAGATAGCCTGTTGTGACGAGATATTCTCTTTCAACGCCATCTTCCATAAACTTCTGAAACCAAACTTCTGCGTCTGGCGCAACAAAGCCATATGGAACTGTGATGCTCTTGAACTTAAATTCGCCAGTCTCTTCATCCAACTCTAGGCGGCTTTCATGCCCCTCAAAATCTTTAGTCTGTTCATTAAAATATCCTACTATGGGCGCGCCCCTTAATGTTTTTGCCATTTCTGCGGCAACGCCCTTGGAGATACTAGTTCCATTTCGATTTTCGCCAGTGTAAAGGACTTTTATTTTACATTCAGACATTAAAGGGTTTATGTCTACTGGACGTAAGTTTAAAAAATCTGTAACTTCTAAAGTCTCAATAGTTCTCAAAAATTTTTCACTCCTTTCTTCTTTTATAGCGACTCTCTATTCGCAAGTGTCTTTTCTGATTTTTCGTTATCTTCTAACTCTGGGCGGCCGCTCTCTTTATTTTCTTCTTGCTCCAATAGGTCAGTTGAATTCATGGTGTGAGAAGAAAGTGGCGGAATAAATTTAGTCACCAGATTAAGAATATCATTCTCAAAATAAGCGTTCGCCAAAATTGAACTTTGTGATTGACCAAGTGCTATTTGCGGCAACATTTTAGAATATCCTAATTGAGTTTGTTCCTTATAAATTTTTGCTAAATCCTTATAATTATAAATCGTTGTAAATAACACCTGCGCCTTAAAAAGACACTTTTTTGGGTTTTTATTATAAGGCTTCAAGAGGAAATTCAAAAAAGATTCAAATTGCCGAATTAGACTCGCTAAAGAAGATTCATCGTTCAGAATAGAATTATTCAATGCAGTATTACTACTACTGTTGAAGTTCATTTGAGACACACCGAAATCATTATAGACGGCGCGCTCAACTCTTTGGATATCATCTGTTTGAGAACTATTGCTTTTATCTGACATATCTGCAACGTCAACGTCCGCAAAAGTAGTAAGAATATCCACTCCAATAGACCTAGATAACATAGTCACCGCATTATTATGAAGTTCGCGCGCCTCCTCTACACTAAATACTGGATCGCCATTTTTATCAAGCGGCATCTTCTGAATTAAGATTCTTAATAGCTTTTGCGCCACCTTCCTTTTATCCATTTCTTGCGCTTCGTCTAAGTCAATTATACCTAAGACCGCAGGAATAAAAAGTGGAGTGTCATCGCTGTTTACGCTGAACTTAATCGCATTTTCTATATCTAGTAGATACCAACCCGCAGTATCTCCCTTAAAATCCGGAATTAGACGACCTTTTTTGTAAGCCTCATATCCTTTTTTGAATTCTAAAGGAAATAGTTTTAATATTTTTGCCCGCTGTTCTGAATCACTATACATATCGTCAAAATATTTCATGTTAAATTCTACTGCGGGATGTCGATTTACACTAAAGCGGCTGCGGCAATACTTAATAGGTAACTCTTGGACAGAAGCTGTTTCGCCATTTTGACGAATTAAATACCCATAGTAACACCCATCTCTCACAACTTTCAAAGCAACATCGCCAAAAAATTGCTTCACCTCAAAAGCATCAAGATATCTAAGTATCTCGAAAAAATTATTAAGAACTTTATCTTTTTCTGCCCGCTTTATTTCTTCTTGTGAAGTAAAATTTTTTCCGTTATTGATAACTGGGGTAATCATCCAGTCATAACGATAAAGATATGCAAAATATCGGCAAATGCGATTGTAGATTCCGCTTGTTTTATAAAAGAAATTTGAAATTTCTCTTAAAGAAGCCGCATCGTTCTTATTAATCGCGTCTGAAACGAAGTCTTTGTTGCCATATCTAGGGTTTGCCCTTTTTAAAGTCCCCACGTTATCAAGAACTGCATCTTCTAAGGCGCGGATTCCGACTCTAATTTGAGAGAAGTCAGTTGGCAAAACTTGTTGCTGTGCGGACGCCGCCATTCTATTTACTTCTTTTATTCTATTTATCAAAAATATATCCCTCCTCTCTTTTAAAAATTAGTAGCCAGCTTTTATCAATAGATAATCATAATTTACGATTCCTTCGTCCCAATAGGGGACTTCAACTAAGGTATATCCCATTCTGCGGCAATACTCTCTTTTCAGATTGTCATTATACTGTTGTTTTCTTAATCCAGACTTGCCGCCAAACTTGGACTTGCCTTCGTAATGTTGAACGCCTTGGTACTCAATTAAGAAATCAAGCGCACCGCTATCATCAAAGACTGCAAAATCAAATCTTAGTGGGCGGCCAGACGTTGAAACCAAATCTGGAAAACTGTATTCTTCTACAAACTTCATTCCCGCATTCTTCAAAATTTCTTCTATTTTTATTTCGCCGCGACTGGCTCTCATTATTTTGAAATCTCCCTTCAAATTATATAGAAAAAAATAGGCGAGGGTTTTCAAAAAAATGCCCGCGCCCATTTTTTCTTTTTTTATCAAGAGAAGAACATAAAGTCAGACATACTTCTGCGTCTTTTCTTCTTTTGTCTATCTTCTTCTTGTTTTATATAATATAATCCATAAATAAAAGCAGAGAATTTATCCTTGGGGATACCATGACTAACCTGTTTCAAGACAATATTCACGCCTTGATTTTCCTCTGCTAAGTTAAGCATCTGGCCTTTAAGAGAAGAAGTTAAAACGTAAGGCCGCAAATACTCGTTGCGCTGTTCACTCGTCATTGCTTGGCCTGCTTTAGTTGTCATTAACTTAGTCTTAGCTTGCGCCTCGTCTATTAAGAATTTAATCTTACTAGAACTAAGTTGCGTATGCGCATAAGAATAGGCCTCGGAGTTAAGATTCGCATTTGCTTTAATAAGGAAGAGCGCGTTTGTCTCAACTCCCGCACCTTTAATGTCCTTATACAAATCAGTTACGTTCTCTGTTGTTCCGCCTTCAACTCCAAAAGGTGGCAAAACATCACCAGTCTCTGGGTCAACTTGACTCTTAGTTAAGAAATCTACCAAGCCTACGCCGAGTCCATTAGCATCAATAGCAATGCTTCTAGCTTTATATTTATAGTATAATTTTTTTAGAGCAACAGACTGTTCTTCAAAGTCCTTTGCCTCATAAGTGTAAATGTTCACAAGAGACTTAATAGAAGTCCCCATAGGTTGCGGCGACACCTTAAAAACGCATACCTCTGTTGTACATCCAATTCGACCTACGTCAACGCCCAAAACATAATAACAGGTCTTGGCTTTTTTGGCATCATAGGTTTCTTCGGCAAGAGCCAAAATTCTCTGGCTGTCAAAACTCTCCGATGAATAAAATGCGTTTTTCGCGTCTCCGCTCCAAATACTTCTCAATTTTTCTTAGCTTTGACTTTCGTTCAAAGATGAGACTATATCTTCTTCATATTTCCAAACAAAACCAAAAGCAGAAGAATGTTTACCGCGCGCACACTCTGAAATTTGGGTTGCCCCATTTGATTTTCCAATACTGCGCGCCGCAAGCCCCACAGATTCATATTTATTAATATATTTACCTGTTAAGGAATACTGATATACTGCTTTTTGCTTTTGTTGTTTTTCATAAAACCGAACGTTCTCAAGAGTAGGAGCAAAAGAAAAATAGAAGTCATTAATTCTGCTAAGTTCCTTCTGTGATGCGGCGGTCATGATATCCTTTTCGGAGACGCCTGTCGCAAGGCTGGCCGCAAGAAGATTTTTGTACTTAGCCACAATCTCTCTATTTCTATTGAAACAATAGACAGATTGAAAAACAGTGGCGTCCGCAAATTGTTTCTTTTGCTCTTGTGTCACGGTTCCACCTATTGCCGTAGAAGTCTGCCGCGACACCCAACAAAGATTATCCACATGATTATTAAGCTTATTTCCATCTTTATGAATAACATAAAGTTTTTTGTCTGTTCTTGGCTTCGGCAAAAAAGCTTCCGCAACAAGATTATGCGCATAAGTTTTTTTGTATTTTAATTTTCCTTCTGCATCCTTAATACGCAAAACATACTCGCGGAAGCCCCTCATATGAACAGTCCCATTGAGGAATCTATGAGTATCAGAGTTATAACATCTTCCATCTTCGGTTATATAAAATTGAGTACCGATATTATCAATTACTATTTGACTCATCATAATTAATAATGACGACTCCTTTCTTTTTATGAAGTGCTGAACTGTCTTTTATTCTAACAATAGAGATAAAAGCACTTAGTCGTTGAACCTTCCTCTGTTCGAGGCTCGGCTGCGGATTGTCCAATTCTTTTGTTTTTAAGCGTTCGCGCCCAGTCTTATTTCATACTCACGCTGTAGTCAAAAGACTCTAAGGAGTTTCCCGCAATTCTCAGCAATTTAAAGAGTACAGAAATATTTTTATACTCTCTATCGAATGTTTCACTGTTGTAAGTTCCTTGTAACTTTAATTGGTCAACAAAGTCCTCATCCAAAAGACCTTCTGTAACAGGAGTCTCATAAGTTCCGCCCATTATCATACATTCATCTGGGTCTATGATACTTTGTACCAATAGTTCAACAAGTTTAGAATAGGCAAAGCTATTCTTCCAACCTGCTGTTGTAATATAAATTTGTGACTTGTTTACAACTTCTTCATTTTGGCGAGTGTTATCTGGAAGAAGTCTGTTAACGTTAGTCGTGGGGATGATAACGGAGTTAAGTATATCTCCGTCAATAAGGACACACTCCTCCATCAATAGGCAAGTTCTACGCTGTCCGCGCGAACTCTCTTTTGCGGCAAGTATATCTATCGTAGAGCCGTTCTTAAAAATATATTTTACAGTATCTTTTGTTTTCTTAGATTGGCCGCGCTCCCAGTTAATTTCACTCTCTAAGGCGGGGATTAGAGAACATATCTCTTCAATCTTAGAAACTGTAATTGAAGCTGCTTGCTCTTTCGTTTTGTTATCCTAAAAGTTTTTTATCTCTTAGTTCTTATGCTTCTTTTTCGCATAAGTCCAGCGTACTTTTTCACCCTCGTTTTAACGTTAGGTATCTCAAATATTTCTATAAAATATTGTGTTGCGGCCTCTTGGAGGGATTATATCTTTTCACCCTCTACGCGTTGCCCCTGACTCTAATTAGCCTTCGGTTCGAGTTAGCATCACAGCCTTCTCGCTTAATTCCGCAATGATTATACATTAAATTTCTTTAATGCACGGCAAAATAAAATTATACTTTTTTATGATACTGACTTCCGTTTTTTATAAAATCTAAATATTTTTCATGTTTTCTTTCTAGGTAAATCGTCGCGTCTTGGTATATCCAATTTAAAAAGTAAAAAACATCATTGTGCGCTCCAAAAATATATCTTTTCGCCCCGTCTCTACGATGGACTTCAAAAATTTTACAATTTTTGTTAATGTTTTCAATGCAGGTTAAAAAACCTATTATAAATTTTTCTGTCCCAATGATACCGACTTGAAAACAATTTTTTGTATTCGTAAACCAACCGTCTCCGTCAAAATATCCTCTAATAAAATGGCGAATTAAATCTCTTGGAACTTGTTTTTCACTTGGAAAATCAAGAATTAAAGATTTTTTAGGAACGCAACCTTTGCTTATTAAATCTTTTTTACACTTCTCACTTCTAAAACTAATACGGTAAGATTTTGTTTTTGGCCTATAACCGATTTTATTTTTTATTCGCATAAAAGCTTTAAATTTTTTTATATGCTCAAGGTCTTTTTCTGCGAGACCCAATTCTATTTTGTCTTCTTTTGACCCCACACTTCCATCTGCATATAGAAAACCTAGCCAATAAGCTTTTTCTTCTGTGTCAATATCTTCAAAATTTAAAAGGACGTTTTTCGCACTCACTTTGCTCCTCCTTATATAAATAATAATTTTATTATATTTTACCCCCCGTAGTAATAGCCGCATGAGTATTTGGATACAAGATGCACCGCAACATCAGAGCCATCATCGAAAGAAAAGACTTAGAGAACGCGCGCGGGAAGGTTGCATAAATAAATCTGTGCCGCATGACCGCCCGCAAAAACACTCTCTGATAAAAATAAAAGTGAAAGCCGCTATTATCGTGAGTTTTTGCCCAACCTGTTAGTTCATCTACCAAGAGGTCTGGATACTCACGATAAAAAGCTATTAGGCTTCTTAGACTATCCATTTGTCTACTCAATCTTTCTTCTGTTAATTCCTCTTGAGATTGCAACTCACCTTGCTCTCTCTCAATAGAAAGATTAAGTAAAGATTTAAGACTCATCTTCTTCTGTTGATTCCTCCTCTTCTTTTAAATTTTTCATCCTCTCTTGGAATTCAGAAAAATCGGAATCTTCTGTTTCATTTTTTTGCCCGCCTTGTCTATCTCTCTTCTTTTGGTCGAGAATAGCTTTGGCTTTTAAATAATCCTCTATCTGGCCGCCAAGAGAAGCATCAGCATAAATTAAAGACTTATTATATTCTTTTAAATCTTTAATTACTTTATCTACAATGTCAATAGGCGCAGAAATCTGATGACGCGGGATTGCGCCGCCGCTCTTTTCACAATAGGCTACCATCTCACCGACTGAATTAAGGAAGCCCGCGCCCTCTTTATGTTGTGCGGCGACCTGTTTAAGCGACTTGCGCAGCATATCGTACATTCTGGACTGTTTGAGCGCGTCTTCTGTGTCGCCCATGTCCATCGCCTTGTTCATTTTGAGATTGGCTTTACAGATTAAGATGATGGTATTCTTTGTGTCTGTATCTTTTGCGCCAAGGTTTTCTACCATTCCTTGATAGTCACGCTCAAGCTGCACCCATTCGTCTGGGGAATACAGCCGCCCCCATTTCATAGCAAGGTAAACCTTGTCATCGTGAGTAAGGTCGGCGCCAGGGCTTGGTAATTCATCTTGCGGGAAGTAGTCTGGCTGAACTTGCTGAAACTCTGCGCCCGCCATCATTCGCCCCTCAAACTGTTGCGCATACAATAACTCTTGATTAGAGCGGATTGCGGGCATTTTTGTTTCATACTCCGCGCGGCTTATTTTACCCTCTTCAAAATCTTTCTTTAATTGAACTTCAAGATTTGTCGCTCTGCGGCGTTCCTCTTCTGCGGCACTTCCATTATAAAGAACTTCGCCCGCCATTTGTTGCGCTTCTTCTGAATCTTTATAACGAAGGTCTTTATATTGGGTCATCTTTGTTTTTGATAGATATTTACCAAAAACAGACGTCCCCTTCAAGCCGCGCGGCGCCTTTGCTAATTCTTTGTTTCTAAGATGAACCCACCAAGAGGGAACATAAGGTATATCAAATTCGTTCTCTTGGAATAGCCAAAGGAAAGTCTCTTCATTGAAGTTGTCGATATGCATTGTTAAACAACTTTTGCACATCTTGGGATGAGAGCCGTCTCTGTAAGTGTAGAAGTTATCTGTTTTTAGCCAGCGGCCTTCCTTCTCACAAAAGCAAGCATTCTTCTCATTGGGCATCTGACCCTTGTAAATTATTTTTTGAGGGGAGTTAGTCTCAACTAACTCGCTCTCTGTTGGTTCAATAGCCTCAAGATTGAGTTCTGGCATAAACTATCTTACTCCCTTCTGCGCGCTTCTTCTTTCTACATTCTTTGCAGATACTATAATAAGTAATGTCGCCATTCTTTTTTGTATTTTTACTAAAGAAGAATGGATGTTCTAATTTAATTTCTCCGCATTTAGAACATTTCCGCCACTTACCTTTCTGCTCAAAAGTAAAGTGCCAAACAAGCCATCTCTTCTGTGCCTCTTCCGCCAATAGGTGAGGAATCTTCTTGCGCCAAAGGGTAGAATAATAACTAGCGCCGTGCTTCATATTATATTTTTTAAATATTTTATTAGCTATCGCCGCATTAGTGTCGCCATCTATCTTGTAGGTTAATACATCAAAGAACTCTGGATAGTTAGGTTTTAGAAAAGTATCAATAAGATTTTCTAAATCTATTATTAGATATTTTGCATCACTATTGAATTTTTCATAGGTATCTTCTTTGATTTTTACATAACCTTCTAATAGAAGTTCAACAACCTTTGGAATCAATAGAGAAAATCCAGAAGCATAGATAATATTATCTTTATAATATACTTTGCTATCTAATGATATTTGAGATAATGTCTTTGATTCAACGGGCGGCGGCATCGTTGGTCTGAAGATGTTTTTTAAGATATATTGGTCTTTATACATCTCTATTAACTGTTTCTTTAATAGGTAACGCCGCTTGCCGCAACTGTTCTGGAATTGCTTCTCAATAGACTGAATGGATTGCCGCAATTCCGCCAAGCCGGGTATTGTTTGTATATCTTTTTCTGTTATCTTTTGATATTTAGGGTCTAATAATCGGTTTTTGTCTGGCGTAACTGACATTTGATAGACCATATCTTCATCATCTAGGAATTCAGTTGTCATGCTCTCAAAAGACACTTCTCTTTTGTTGAAAGTGATTGTTCGATTGAAAGTAATAATTTCCTTTTTCTTTTTTTCGTCTTTCTCAAGAGGCATAACAAGGTAATCTGAAATTGCTGTCAATTCTCCAGTTGATATTTTTTTAGGCGCGGCCGCAATTTGTTGTTCTATGTATTTTATGCGGGCTTCGGCGCTCTTGATTGAATTGTCTAGTTTCACATTGATGTCTCCTTTTGTTTTCCTAACCTACAAATATTATACCAAAAAATTTTTTGGAAGTCAAGCCGATTGATTTTTTGAAAAATTTTTTGTACAATAAAGGCACAGCCGCCAAAAACAAAAGCCAAAAAGGTCTGGTGGAAAAAATTTTTGCATTTTAAAAAAATTTGTGTTATAATATCTTTAGAAAACAAAAGAAGAAAGAAAAAGTGTTGTGCGGGCTTGCCTTAACACCTAACCTAACCCATCGAACATTAGTTCGACAATCTAAGGCTCTTGCGCGCACACCTTTTTCACTCGAACATCAGTTCGGGGAAAGGAGAAAAGATTGGTTGCTAGAATAAGTGCCACTATTTTTATACTTTGTTTGGCTATTGGCGCACTATCTCTGTTTTTAGAAGTCAAGAGAGATAAAACAAGTAAGATTGGGGTGGCGGCCTTCGTTGTAACAATGATGATTACACCTATCGCCGCAATTATTGGCATACTGGCCGCAATTTGGGGAGTTTAAGTCGCGAAAAAAGGGGGCTTATATGAATATCACGCGCTGGCTAGAGGAAAGAGATTGGGCAACTGACAATGATATGCCGCCCCATCCGCTTAGAGAAGGATGGGAGATGCTGTCCGCGCAACTGCTTGAAGACGTGGCGGAGAGTGAAATTGAGCATGAGATTGTTATGATATGGAAGAGTTCGCGCACCCTTGAGGAGTTTCTGGAGAGGTACGCGCGCCGCTATGTTAAGTTTGATGATTTTGAGGAACTTGATGCGGCAATGCTCTGGAGAATGTCGGCATTTGAGATGAGATACAATATGGACGCTTTTGAGATTCTTTATAATAGAAAAGCAATGGAGGAGTTGGCCTGCGGCAGCGAGGAGTTGGCGCATGGTGGAGAGGAGATATGAGTATGAATGTAAATGTAAATAAGCCGTCCGCAGGACAGGCCGCGCGCCGCACATGGAACGAGTATTTGAACAAGTATGATGCGGACTGTGAGATTACCAATATTTTTGATGTTGCGGGCGATGTCTTTGAGAGAGTAATTAAAGAGACTTTCTTGTGGAATGTTCATAAGTATAATGGAATTGCGGGTAGCCTTGAGGACTTCTTGAGAATTGCAAGAAATGATTTTGGAGATTGTACGGATGATAAGCTGATGGCGCTTATGTACGTTACTTTGAAGGTTCTTGACAGTGAGAAGAAGAATTGGAAGGACTTTTGGAAAGACGTTGCGCGCGCCCTTCATTTAGAGGATAATTTTTTTGAGTTCTTTTGGGCGGCTTGGGACAACGACCCGTTGAATTGAAAGGAGATAGGAACGATGAATGATTTTTATGCTGCGCGCAGCGCATTTTATAAATTGAAGAGTAGGATAAGAGAAGTTGCTTTGGCAGGTGAGGGTTATTTACCTTTTGATGTGCTAAGCGCGCTTAGAGAGCAGGACTTGGAATCGTTTAGGGTGAACCTTTGGCGCCAGTATGAGGTCTGTGATAGTTGGACTACTATCGATGCCTTTTGGGATGCTGTAGACAGCGACGGTTGTTTTGAAGCCGCGCGCAGCGCATTTAAGCCTGCGGCGTTAGTCGCCACCTTTAGACCTTTTACCTCATGGGATATTCAATTAATTAAGTTGGCTAACAGGAATACCAAAAGCAATATTATTAGATATACTGTAAATTCGTTGATTTTTTCTCTTGAAGAGAATTTGCCTTTGAATCTTGAGGCTTTGTTTAGATATAAAAGGGAAGTTTCAGAGATTCTGATTGATGCGGCTGGCGATGGGAATGCTATTTTGACGGAAGAGTTGTACGGTTATGTCCTGGCCTGCGTGCCTGCGGCGGCTAAATCCCCTTCGGTGCGGGAAATTTACAAAAAGTAGAAAATATTACTAACACTTACCGTAATTCAAAACATTTTTTCATTTGGTACGGGGAATTTACTTTTGGTTCTTTACCGTCTTTTGATTAAAAATCACTTTGGGTACGGATAAAATACTTTTGGTTCTTTACCGTCTTTT